ACCTTGTTGGAGAGTGCGAACTACTTGATACCCCTGCTGGTAAAGTTGCACAAGCTTTAATTGAAGGAGGTGTTAGGATTGGTATCTCCTCTAGAGGTATGGGAACTCTTTCTTCCTCTAGCAGACTGGGATGTTCTCCACTCTTCCTTAGCTTTTTGTCGAACGGCTCTAGTGTTAGGTCTATGGGTCTGAGAGCCCCCTTTATCGGACGCTACTACTGTTTCCTTAGCCTTTAACCTCTTACTCGCGGCAACAATCTTTCTTTTAGTGGCAGCAAGTCGGTCAACCTTAGGTGCTTCTGGTTTTGTTGCTTTATCCTTTAGAGCAGCAACATGCTTCTGTGCGCCCCCTGAACCATGCTTCTCTGCATCATAACGCTGCTGATAACTAGAACCAGGGCTCCTATGTTGGATTTTTCTTTTAAGTTGTCTAAGTTTTCCCGCAACGCCCCCAGCTTCACCTTCACCCCCTACTAATTTACGCCCTACTTTTTCTGCTGCTCCTGCAAGGGCAGTCTTGATAGCCCCAGGTCGCCTAACAGTTCTTTTAGCGGCTCTAAAAGAGGCCCCTTTACTTTTGATTAATGCTTCCAAGATTTGCAAAAGAACCCCGAAGGACCCGTTTTCTTCAAGGATGATATCCTTTAAGAGATAAAATTTATTCTCCGTAACTTCCGCTGGAGCAGTAACAGATTCCGCATCGGGGTAGCTTCTTGTTTTCTTCACTCTTGGCTTCCCAAGGTTCCAACCATACCAGTACTCCCAATTTTTAAAAGGCTCCTTGACTGTGGGCTTTTTAGGATTTTTCTTAACGGCTTTCTTTTGAAGCTGTGATACAGTATCCTTGGTCCATTTTGCACTTTGAGTTCCTTCTCCCGCAATTCTTTCTCGTAATTTATCTTTTAGCATGGTAGTAAACACTTTCTCTTTCGCTGCCTTTTCTAAAGTATCCTTTACGATTTCTTCAATTAAAGCAGACTCAGTAATGTCTGGGAATGCTCCTCTAGTGGAAGGATCAGCTACTAAATCAAAAGTAACAAGCTTAAAATCCTCATTAACATGCTTGGATCCGTCTGCGTGTTCTGAAAGAGTTCCCATACCTCTAGAGGAGATACCAATCCTAACACCTCCTTCAATTAAAGCTTGTGCAACTTTACCAGCAGGGGTATCAAGTAGTTCGCACTCTCCAACAAGGTCTTTTCCATTAAAATCTAAGTTAGTAATCAAGTGAGAAACATTACTTAATTTAATAGCATCATGAGTGGGGTGATCAAGCTCACCAAGTAAACGTCTATCGAACATAGCCTCAGAAATACGCTTAACTTCTCGTTCAAGAAGGGTCTTAGAGTAAACCCTACCGTTATTATTTTTTTCATCACAACGACCAAAGATTCCTCTTAAGCGTCTAATTGTTTTCCCGTTTCGTTGCTCAATTAACAACTCGGCATTTTCTACAATAAAAGTGTCTGTTAAAATCATATTTAGTCTCGTTCGCGTCCACGAACTTTATCCTTATCCTTATCCTTATCCTTATCTTTATCTTTATAGTCTTCGAATCTTCGGGTCTTTTGTTTCCCGTGTTTTTTCATAGTCCTGACTGCATGGCCTTTGATACTATCCCAATTAGCCGAGGGCGTTGCGGATCCGGGGGTGAACCCTTTTGCAATACGTCCCGAACTCTTTTTCCCCCACCCGGCATTACTAACAACATAAAGCCTAGCGGCACCCTTTGTAGAAAAAATTTGCCCAGGATAACCTCTCCGTAAAGCAATCTTAATACTAGGATAATTTTTTACTTTAGATTTTTTAGCGGTTACAGGACCATCCTTCAAAGTATGGTAGTCTCCTCTACTTTTAGGCCGAGAGTTTTCTTCAGCGATTAAATCTACGAGTACGGGCATTAGCATGTTTTTTCTTTTTCTTTTTAGAGGATACTGTCATTCCAGAGGCCACAACGGCTCCTGACCCCACTCCAAGCATCCCTACTGTGGTCATTTCTTGAACAATTTCATCAAGCTCTTTAAGTTTATTTCTATACTCCCCAAAAAGCTGTTTACGTACCTGAACTTCTTCACTTAAATCAGAAGACTTAGTTAATTCAACTGGTCTTTTGCGTAAAACCCTTCTTGTGGGGACAATTACTTTAATATCTGCCTTATCCCAATACCCCTCATTTAATATCTGAGAAGTAAAATCATGAGAGACTTCTACATCTGAAACATCAGGAGCATCGGGAGACTGTTCAGCAGCAAATTGAACAGGCTTTCCTGATTCTATGCGTTCAGTAAGCAGGGACTCTGCGAAAGCCGCAATGTCAATTTCTTTCATGCTTTAGCTTCGACTTCAGATTCTTCTTCTTCCTCATCCTCATCATCGTCATCACCACCCTCATTAAGAGTATCATAAGCAACGTCAAAAACGTCAAGCATATTCATGGCGTGTTCCATAAGGGAATCGTCATCAAGATTATCAAGAACTAGTTGAAGATCATCAAGAGTGAAAGAAACTTCTTCTGCTTCAGCATACTGTACGTCCATATCCGTAGGCTCTTCGAATTCGTTAACAACACCATTTTCATACTCGGGGATAATTCCTATATCGCCCTCATCCTCAGACTCATTGATAGCCGCGTCTCTGTTCACCTTAATATTAGCCTTTGACCAAAGAGAACTTTCAAGAACAAGATCGACGAAATCCTTATCTACACTTTCATTAAAATTCATAGTTATATCTCCGATATATTTATTTAAAGAGGAAAAAACCCTCTACGAGTATTTACAGAAGCTATAGTATTTTACACAAAATAAATTATTTTTGTAAAGTTAAAATTTTCAATAGCCCGCCCCATTTTCTCCTCCTCCTCCACCAGTTACCCCCTCCGGTTTATCCCTAGTTGGAGCACCTGGAGAAGTGGTGGGCCATCGGTCGATTTCAGCGGCTGTTCCTATAAAAACTTTATTTAGTATATACCGTGAAGCCAAAGGATTAGGAGGTAAGAAAGTAGGAGGAGCACCATCAATTGAAGATATAGTTTTTACCGCAACAAATCTTTCTTTATTTATTCCCGCAGTGTCTGTAATTTTATTTAGTCTAAGCTTCCCTCTCCATTGAGATCCATATGGTTGATCCAAATTTAGTCCCCTAAAATCCTCGGGCTTCATTCTACTATAAAGATCAAAAGTATTTACAGAATCTCGATCCCCTAAAGAGTATACTGTTTTAAGGTTGTTAAGGGTTTGAAAGAGTTTAGAAGTAGGAAGAACTTTTCTAGGAGTAGGTTGAGTGGAATCCTTGTATTCAGGCAACAAACTTACCTTACTAGTAGAATACTCATACCGTAATTTTTCATTCCATATCCACCCCTTCGTAAAATCCTGAGTAAAGTTAACAATATTCACCTGATCATAAACGGAGGTTAGATACGCAGGATTAGATAACTTTGAATGGTCTTGAAAGGGAGAAGGAGAAAGACGAATAGAACGAGTATTAAATGTAGGTAACTTAGATCTAACTTGAGTATATGTTCTACTTAAATTATTAGTAGGAACTAATAAAATATGTTGCGGTAATTCTCTTACCAAAATCTTTTCTAGTTCAGGAGATATAAAGTCCAAACTAAAATCTCTGTGGGTAATAGTAGCTTTTAAACTAACCTCTAAATGATTAAAAATCATATCATCATAACGCAAATAAATAACTGCATAAGGAAAAGCACGATGCTGAACATAATCATCTATTCCTGTAGTAATATAATCATATGTTGCTTTAGTACTACGTATTAAAAAAGAGTCGTTAGGAATATCGGTGATGGTAGATTTATCTAATTTTAAAAAGTAGCCATCCTGACGTAGACTAGTAGTATCCACATTCAACTCGGTCAAGGAAGCGGTATCTGAACTTACATCAAGTATCATTGACAGATCAGCTTTAAGTAGAGCGGCTGCTTTAGCTTTACTAATTGTAGGTAGTATCACTGCTTTATCAATATCAGACCATACTGTTAAGCGGTTCTCCCCATCCACAGACTCTGCCATAAAGTAATTACCGACTTGCATTTGAAGGGTTGATCTAGTTCCCTCAAAGTTAATAACCGTTATAGACTCCTCTTGATTCGTTAAATAAATTGGAGTCTCTACCGCTGCTGCATCCTTAAAAATTACTCGTTGGTTTATATCTTCGGGAAGGGGCTGCCAATTAAACAACCTATTTTTTAATTTTATATTTGAAGTGCCCATAGGATCAATAGAAACATTATCCTGAAGAATAATATCAACCGCAGCAATATTATTTTCTACAATGGAATCATAAAAAAAAGTGGGCTGTTTATTCGTAGTTGAAGATTTAAGATTCTCAAGCCCCTTCTTAGAAAAATTAGAAACTTCATTAAGAATAATAGACTTTCTAACGGCTATTCCAATTTTAGGAAGAAGAGGTGTGCCTCCTAAAGTATACGCAGTAGAGAGAGAATCCTTAATATTTTGTGGAAAAGAGTTTATAACTTTATCTGTAGTTAGCGCATTATAAGGATAATCAGACATCTCTAACACCAAATCATTAATCTTTAATATATCCACCATAGTAGAATCTATTAAATGATCAAAGGGCGTTAACTCACTGTAAGGATAACTAAGTTTAAGAGGAGGCGTGGGGGTTATATTGTTATAGAAAGTATACTTATTGTTTTCGATACCATTAAAATATTCTGCGTAATATAGTCTGGTAGCCTGATTTTTGCTACTCATAGGTAACGATATAATACTGTGGTAATTTTGATACCCTGCTCTTTTTGGCTGAGAAGTATAGACCCCAGATTCCATAGAGGTATTTGTATTGTAATCACTATCTCCTTCATATAAATTGATAGAAAATCGTACCAAAAAAGTTCCCCTAAACCGTTGATACTCCATATAATTATCAGGAGAGATTCGGGCAAAATAAACTAAAGTATAAGTCCCCTCTAAAGGAATATTAGTTAACATATTAGGATTAGCTTTATAAAGTTTCTGTGCTTCCTCACCCTCTGGGAAAGTAACTACAATCTTTCCTCTTCCTCCATTTCTTTGCGTTGTTGCCTGATCTAAATTAGTTAATTTAGCTTCAATCTTCCCCAAGTTATTTTTTTGGAGAGCCGTTTGGAGTTGTCCTGTAACGGTGAGAGAAAGAGTATTAATGGGAGTTTCAAGAGTACTTTGAGGATCAATAAAAATAATTCTTGGATCAGCAACACTCCCCCCTGCCACCAGTAGATCCATGGGAGGAGTAATAACCCCACCCCCAGAAGATCTCACATTAAAATCAGAAGCTGTTATTCGGGGAGGGGGGCTCCAAGTTAAATTAGGAAAGTCGGGATCGTTGGGATCGACGGGCTCCCAATCATCATCCCACTCATCCCCAGTCCAGCCGGTTCCATCCCAGGGATTCGGCTCGTCATCTGGGTCTTCAAACTCCCCAACCCCAGCAACTACGCAGTTTATAGGACTAACCATAATAATCTAACTAATTATACCTCAAGGATCAGAAGGTCCATCATTAGCCATCATCCTCATCCGAAAGGATCTGGACCCGGATCATCCTCTTCCCCAGGGAACATACCAGTAGTTCCATCAGCATTCCCTATTCTCTCAATCTTAAGAGTTCCTCTAGCATAAATGGAGGCTCCTGTTCCTATTTCATCTACCTTTAACATAAGCCTTGTTGTTACTGGATCTCCTTCTGGGGCGGGAAATAGGGTTAATATAGTACTGAAACTAATACTACCATTAGACTGTCTAAAGTTATCGTCAGATTCATATCTAAACGTCTGAAACCTAACAGCGGATTCAACACTCTGCTCGTCAGGCCATAATTTCACCCCATCATCATATAGGGCCACATTATACTGCCCGTAGCCTGCACCGTTGGCACCCATCATCCCGTCTACAGTACCTTCTATTAAGTATTTACCTGGAATAATATCCACATAATCAGTCCCTCCTGGCAAATATACTGCTCCACCGTTTAATCCAGTATAAAGTCCTGTGCCAACGCCTTCAGGCGGGTTATTAGCAGTGGAATACGTTTGCATAGTTAACGCAGTAGGAGAACCATACCCGCTATACTTATAGTACTGGGCTGTAAAATAAGGAAGAGGCATTGGAATTCCGTCAAGACTATCATTTACACTATCTAAAATTCCCTGGAATCTATCCTCTAATAATTCTCTTAATTGTTGAATGGCTGCATATACTTCTGCCTTTCCTGTAGGGGGGTTTGCGAGAGATAGTGGAGGGTTAGCTGCCCCGATACCTGCTCGTTCGTTATAGGCTAATTCAGTTGTTCTTAGGAAAGGTCGAATATCAATAATGTCTACGTCAAAAATGATAGGAGCATCCTTCTTTACAATAACATAGCAAATAGGTAGAACCGATTGTCCAATAGTTACTAAGCTATGTTGAAGAGCCTCTTCAGAAATAATAGGAGCTAAATTGAGTAAATCGTCAGGTGAGGGAAAACTTAGCCCTGTAGTTTTACCTGGGAAGGGAGGATTAGTTACACCCAACATTGCCTGATCAGACATAGGAGCTTGTATAGCCAAGTCCACTCCAGGTTCTAAAGCCCCCGAAGTATCATAGAATTTATCACTCTGGGACTGCTGATTAATCCACCCCGAATCACCAATACCCTCTCCTCCTGTTATATTAAGGGCACCATTACGAGGCCCTAATAAAGCACCTGCTCCTTTTACCACCCCTATTCTAGGAGTTACGATGGATTCTGGACTCCCTAGGTCTGTTTTTTTAGCTATGTAAGTTATAGCAGAATCAATAGGGTGAGAATATAAAAAGACTAAATCAATTCTAACTTGAGGATCATACTCATTAGTATCTACATCTAAGAAATCATCAGCACTGAAGGGTGGAATTTCTACGGATAAATCATTAGGGACATTTACTACGGCAGTCCTACTAACCCCCTGCCACCTTCTTGTAAAATCAACCGCCCTTTGCTGTAAATCAGGCTGAGAACTAATCTGCTTCCAAACAGCGTGTTTTATTTTAGGAAGATCAGTTAAATCTAGATCCCCAGAGTTCAAATACGTAGGATTAAATGTAATTTGAAGAGGATAAGAATCTGAAGTTGGGTTGGTTAGCTCTATCTTGGCTGCATGATGCTGAAGCTCATTATATAATCCATTTCCATAAAATAAATTTTCAAGTGTAGCCCCCATAATAGTTTGGAAAACTGGATTACTAGCAATAATAGGGGATAGTAAGTAAACTGGAGTTCGGGCAATATCAACTAATGGCTGCCCACTCTCTTGAGTAGAAAAGAATTCAGTGGATCCATAAGCATCATTAATCCTTGCCGTAAACCTACCAGGGCGAACAGTTACTACCCGGTCAGCATTATTAACCACGGGTTGTAAATCTATAACTTGGGAAAGTGGAACCCCCGTTACATTTAATTCTATTCCCGTCATCTGATCTCTTAACCAGAGGCAGTTTTCATGAAGTTGTTTAAGTGGTATATTATCTACTTCATAATAGTAGGGATCATTAGCTTTAAAGTAGCGAGGGGGGTCCGTAAATTGATAGTTAGAGGGAACAAAAGTAAACTGAGGAGAAGGGTCTGTGGATCCTACCGTAACAGCAGGGTCTCCTCCTCCACCACCATCTCCGGTGCCTCCGTTATACTGCATACAAACATAATTATTATAATCAAACATTAGATTCTTCTCCTAGGATCCATTATACCTACTGATAGGAAGCCTGCTCCTAAAGCGTAACCAAAGGCTTGAGCATCCACCCCCGTAAAGCCTACTCCAGGCCCCCATGCTGTCGTAGATCTATATATAGTTACTTTGGGGGACGCTCTACCCGACAAGGGAGGCATAGCACAGTTCTTAGCATTAGCAAAAATACAGGCTGAATTCTCATCCAAGTATACATGGGTTCCATTATCTTCACTGAGCATTGCAGACCCATAATAATACCCCGAAGCTTCCGCAACAGGTATACCCAGCGTGTCCGAATACCAAGGCGCTATTTTTAGAAGATTAATATGAAGACTACTGGCTGTTGTATTTCCAAGTCTTCCGTAAGGGATACCCGCCACTGCTGATAAACTATACCCTTGTGCAATATGTTGCATAGGCTTGGTATCTCCAAATGCAAAGTGTTTAGGATCATCTATAGCCGTTCCTGAAATATAACCAACATACCTCATAGCATCATTAGCTCCAAAGAATAGTCGGAACGGGCCAAGGTTCTCTTGTGTTAATCTCCCCACTCTCTCCGCTTTCCCCGTTAAGGCTTCATCTAAGGCAGCTATATTATCCTGAACTACGCCAGAGGAGGTATCCACACCCAAACCATACCAATCTAGCAGGCTAATAGTACTAGTATCTGGCGTTCCTGACCATGCTCCATAGTAAGTTGCCGAAGAATCATTAAAGTCTGCATATTTTCCAAACTCTGGTCCTCCACCACCCTCTTGTGCCGAGAAAAAGACCGCTCTAGGACCATGATACCCTGAAGCATACATGGGTTGCTGTGCGCTCACCGAAGTATGGGCCACACTCAATTTAGAGCTATCGGCTACATTCCACATTCTAAGTTGGTTACAACCAGCCATTGTTGCACTAGAATCAAAGTAGCTGCCATTAGTATTAAACCACCCACAAGGGAAGTTTACACTGTTTACTCTACATTCACTATTGCCTACAATCCTTACACAGAAACCTCCAATGGAAAGAGTTTGCATGATTGCTTGTTGAGTAGTGTCCGCTACCGTATAATCATAGTAATCAGTAAGATAATAATTATAATCCTGACTAGCTGGATAGGTTCCCTTAGCCATTATATCGTTGGACATAGCACCATCATTAAGAAGACCATTATTAGCTAAATTAAATCTATCTCCTACATAAGGACCGTAGGCAGGATTAGGATAAAACTGCATGGATCCCGCTTGCACAAAAGCAGAAGTATCACCGTTGTCGTAATCACTTGGAATCCAAGTAGTAGACGTATCATGAAGTCCCGTATCAGCACCTTCAAAACCTACTTTGTAGTAAGATGTTTCAGGGGCTCCGAGATCTTCCATAATGATTCTAGAATTGTTTAAAGCTCCAATGCAAGTATCTCCTGTGGTATGGATCTCAACCGAAGTATGATTTCCTGTGTCCTTAGAGAGGTTAAACCCACTAACGTCTATACTGTTATCCTCTTTTCTATGAGGAACAAACTCAACAGTTGAACCGTTTTCCGCAAGTACCCCCAAACCAAACTGTGCAATAATAGTAGGCCCACGGAAACTAATTTTAGAATTATCTTGAGCGGCAATTCCAACCACCCCCTTAGGAGTTCCATTTTCTCCTTGAATAATAGATGCTCCGTTTGCGGTCCCCAACAACTTTACCTCAGAGGAATTGATGGCTTTAATTCCCGCCCCAATAACCCCTGGCGCAGCGACTGGTGTAGAACTACAGACAAGCCTACAGTGTAATAAGTCTGCTTGAGAATTGTTTAAGAATACAGCAGGAAGAGCAGCAGAAGCGGTAATATCAGCCGTAATGTTTGCAGTACCATGAGAGTCTGAAAAGCGTAGTCCTCCATAGTAAAGGGGGATGTCGATTGTAGAGGGCTCAATATAGTAAGTAAAGATACTATTATTTTTTAGGTTTAGATGCGTTCCATTTCTATGGAAAAGGCTTTGGGTCATTCTATAACCACTAACATCATTATCATAAATTCTCCTCACTTGGCTGTTATTATATTTAATCACTGAGTTTTCAGCCTCTATACCAGCAAAGGTATGATTTTCTACCGTGAGCCTGTCTGTAGAAACATACGAGTTTATTAACTGCATTCCCGTATTATTATTGTACACATCTAGATTGCCGCTAACATCAATGGTAGAATTGACAGCCTTAATACCAACATCATTATAAGAGAAAGCTAATGCTGTATCCTGTAAAGAGGTTAGGGGTCGGCTTTGTCCTCCAATAAGAACGCTGTTTTCTAAAATTATACCGTAATCATGATGTTGAGTATTAAAAGCGTAGTCGGCTCCAGAGGCGTACACGGGATCAATTGCCAAATTAACGGTGCTGTTTATAGCATGAATTCCAGCAGTTTTGTTTGGCCCTCTACTAAACCCAGGAGCAATAAGTTCATAATTTCGGTACGCGAAGAAGCCTCGCTTAAGTTCAACATCTGAATTAACAAACTTGGCTCCTGTAGTAGTGGCTCTTATAACTGTACAGTTCTCAATAACTGCATTAGAATTAACAACTTTAATCCCTACATCTCCTTTATAAGCTGGAGAAGCTAGGGCTTGTAAATCAGCACCACTTACACTTTCTACACAGAACCCTCGAATGTAAAGCGGTCCTGTACAGTTTTGAATTTCAATTGCGGACAACGAGTTCGCATAAGACATACCTGTAAGCTGTCTTGCACCATCGGGGTTTGGACTATTGTTATAATATTTTGATCCGAATGTTCCGTTCCTCCATAAATATTGTGCTGTTTTATCATAATTTCCCCCAAAGGGTCTCCAGTCTCCCCTAACTGCTGAAACATCAGTAGTAGAACAAGTAAAGTCCACAATATTATAAGTTGTACTATTGTAGGCAGAAGCTTCCCACACAGGTAATAAGAATGTGTCTGTGTCCGCCCCTTCTGTTGTCCCTCCTTGCGGAAAGTTAGTAGCAATAGCTCTGCCTGAGTGATCATCAATATACCCAGCAGAAATCTTACCATTTCTTTCCTTATTTGAAGCAAAGTTAATTACTTGTACAAAGGTTCTGTTAAATGGCTGGTAGAACAACGAAGAAACATTACATCTTACAGAAAGAGCAGAAGTATTATGAATAGTAGAACTCAAATCTAGTGAAGAAAGGGTATTAATTAATCCTGAGTTTTTAAAATTGCTATTAAGTGTTTGTTTTCCTATGGAACTACAAGCACCTGCTATGATTGCATCAGGGTTTCCTGCTCCACTATAAACTTTAGCAAAACCTCGGTTAACAATTTCCAAAACTCCATCCTCAATTATCTTAATATTATTTAAATGTAAGCCCCCCAAATACCCTGATCGAGCCACCTCAATAAGGGTAGGAGTCCTAATAACATTAGGAAGAGCATCTAAAGCTTCTTGAAGATTAAGAAAAACATTTCTATTATCGGAATCTAATACCCCTGACACAACTAAAGGCATTCCATTTAAAGAGGAGGGAGCATAGCCTGTAGACTTTTCCCAAAGTTGCATTGTCCTCTCTTCTAAATCATAAAGAGGTTGATTATCTTGCTCAAAATTATAAAAAGATTGGCTGTCAAATTTGGTAACGAAAGGATTCCAATAATTAAAAAGCTCGGTTCCTGCGCTGGAAGAATAAAGGTCGTTAGAAATAAATGCCATAATTAGAAATTAAGTGTCCACCTGAATAAAAGGGAGAAAGTGCTAGTTTTTATTAAACTAGTAAAAGGTCTGTACGCTATTAAAATAGGGTTGGGGAGTGGAATAACTCCTCTAGGATTTCTCATAAACAACCCTACCTCGTCTAAGGGGTTCCCTAACCCGTTTAGGGTATATTTATCTAAGAATAAATTAAAGCGAACTGTATTTTTATCTACTTTTTGAATGTTATTAAACGGAAAGCGAATAAAGGTTTGTGTATCGGTTACTACTACCCCATTTTGAATGGGTTTTAAGTTTTCAACAAAATTCTCACTTCCAGTAGACAAATACTGAGAAGCGGTGCATGGAGATACTAACTTAAACGTAGAGGTTCCATAGTCTAATTCATCGCCACTTACCCCTACTTGAAAATTAATTACTTGATAGTCAGATATTTGAGAAGCTCCCGACCCGGCATATAAATGTGCTAAACCTACCCCCAATCCCGATACAATCATATTATTTTCATCAAAATGGACCTCTTCGGCTCCATCCTCATAAATTTTTATTATTTGTAAATGTCCTGTGGGCTTAAATTTTTCCATAATTACGTTCCATCTAACTCTATATCAACTGTAGAATTTTCTATACCTAAAACACTTGTTGAGGGATCTCGTCGGTATTGTAAGAAATATGATAACTCAGTTCGAAGCACTTCATAGATTCTAGCTAAGTTCCAATAATGTACTGTATTATCTAGGTGCCCTGTGCTGCCAACGACATTTACTGCAGATGCTATGAGCCCACTTAAAATAAAGGGTCCAACTTCTCCTGGCTGCCCTGCAGGAAGCTCTCCCTTCCACTCCTCAGGAATATAATCATATAATTCAAAAGTATCCACATTACTAAAATCATCTTTTTGAATCTGATATAGCTCATCATAAAGAGATCCTTTTAGGTACCTCTCATCATCTGTACCTTCATCAACCGTACCCCCTGCTGGCCTTATTATTTTCCATGTTCCTCCACTAGCATCAGGAATACCCTCAGGATCACTATTTCCGTCCCCGGCATAGGATCCAGTGAAACCTATTTCATTAAATACTAATTGAGCAATTAAGGGCGCGGGTCGTACAGCATATTCTGACGCAGCATGTCTTACCAACATACAACTTCTACGTTTTGAGGGAACAACAGGATCTCCAAACCCAATATCAATGTTATTCCCCCCTAGACATTGAAGGGCCTTACTTGTATTAGACCCCGCTCCTTCTGGATTTCCAAAACTAGATCCTATAGGAAAAAAGTCTTCAGAATAAGAGAATTGTCGGGGATGGCTTGACGCATCAGTAGCTCCAGTAAGAATATCTAAAAAGGATATGGAGTCGCTAGGAATATCATGACCTCGTAACTTCTGGGTACTAGCCCCATCTACCACAGTTGCTAATATATCAACAAGATCAATAAACGCATTTGATGTTACGCCAGATAAAACTCCTACTTTGGGTCCATAAGCAATCATTGGAACCTTCACTCCCGTTTCATATAAAGAGCCTTTAAACTGGTTTGCAGAATTATTCTGCCCTCCTCTACGAACAGGCTCTTCAGATCCAACTAGATCCGCAGCAAACTGTGCAGCACAATGGTCTTCTAAATTCAACATGCTACTAAAGGTAGTCCCTAAGTAATTCGAGCCTACCGTAGAAACACAAAAGTTTGCTCGTTTATTCAGATCAGTAGGTACAGAACCATTATCCGAAGTAATAATAAAAAGGGTTCTCTTTTTTACCTCTTGATCTATAGAGTCCATGAACGCACTTAAAGTATAATCAAAGTGTTCAAGCTGAGAATTTACTGTCATCCAACTAGCCGATGTAGCCCCTTCCGTGCCACCAAACAATATAGGATTACCATCCTGCAGGAGTATCTGAATATGATTAGCTTTATAGTAGGGATTATAAACCCCTTTTTCGGGTGGGAAAGTCCAAGGATCATGTGGTAGGTTGGGAGTGATATACTGAAAGAAGGGCTCTGGGTTTATAGCTGAAGAACCAAAATGTTGTGTAGCCTTTTCAAAAATATGCGTAGTAGCAAAGTTAGTGGGAGATCCTTGAGCATAAGATACTGGGGACGCTGAAGCCGACAACATAGGAGGAACATACCCCGTATCTGAAACAGTTTCTACTATGTAACTATCAATATTAGCAGGATCATTATTTCCTGAAACATCAAAGAAATTAACATACCCCATCTCATCCCCCTTCAAATAGAACGGATCGGCTGGAACGTTTCCAAAATTAGGCCACCCTTCTTGAGGATCGTCGGGATGGGAGCCCTGCCAAGCAACCCAGCCACTATCAAATGCTTTTCCAGGTATCGGGGTGTCATTTCTTAAGTTAGCCCAAGTGGCAACGTAGTGATCCCACTTACCTACTTCTCCAATGTTATTCCAGCCCTCTCCATAAACTTGATCCGATCCATCCTCACAATAAACTAACTTCTCTTCCCAATGAGCTAAATGCCATTTCCCAAAGAAGGAGGAGCTATACCCTCTGTCTCGCATATACTCTGCAAAAACTTTCTGGTTAGCGATCCCGCTTTCTTCTCCTTGTCCTCCTCTAACTAAATATTCAAAAGGTCTAGGTGTTTGATCTGTAGCATTAAAGGCAGGTAAAAGAGTATAAGATCTGTTTAATCCTTTTAGACCACCCCGCGCCCGTCTACCTACAGGACTAGGGACGGATCCTATTCCAGGACCCCAAATAGCGGGACCAGGGGGACCTCCTTGGTTACTGTTTTTACAACTAAAGTTATACTTTCCTGTAATAACTGAAGACCTAGTTGGACTACAAGTAGGCATAGCCCTTACATTTTTAAACAAGATTCCAGCAGCCGCTAAAGCACTCAAACAGGGGGTATGTGGGTATATTCCACTCCCATTTACAGGGTCATCTATCTGGCTATAAGGATTGCAATCTGGATTAACGAGACCATCGGCTGTAAACTCTCCTGTACAAGATAAATCATAAGGATTTACATCATCATACAGGCCTAGGTAATCAAACCCCACGTCATCAATCATGATAAATACTACATTTAAAGCGGTAGAGCTTAAAGGCTCAATCTCAGTATTAACTTCGTCTATAAACTTAACTTGCCAATCAATTTCCAGAGAAAAATTCTTATTTTTAGTAATGGTTTCGTCAACAGGAAAATTCTTATAAGCTACTAATATAGAATTCTCTGTATTAATAGCCCCATCGGGATTTCTAAGAAATAACCCAAACTCAGAAATATTTAAACCATTAGCTATTTCTTCTCCAATATGAAGTCGATAATGAACTACCCCCTCTATAAGCTGAGTACTATACGCATCAGGTAAAATGACAAAGTTAGAGTTCTCGACTTCCTCATGAATAGAAGGACTAAAGTTTGTTTTATGAAGTTTTTTAAGAGGGTGATAATTTATTTCAACCTCAGGATTCTTACCATAGCTTCCCTCTGTCAGAGGTGTTTTTAAGGTACTTATATATTTTCTCTTATCTGCTGGCTGGAGATCAGGATTTAATCTACCAATCCCCACTTGAAAATATCCTACCAAATGGTCTGCAATGTTTTTAGATCCAGTGTCGGTAAAAATATTAATAATTCCATACCCCATACCATCAGTTAAAACATTATCGTCATGACAAACCAATTCTTTGGTTCCATCAGAAAAAACTTTATTAACTGTTACACTTCCCTTCATGGTAAATCTCCCCCCGTAAATTTTATTTTCCAGATAAGCGTAAGATCGTCATACGCTGTGCATCCATCCTTAGCCCCATCATCTTTAATGGCTGCTATATTTTTAGTAAAGCTCTTCTCCGCGAATAACTTATATACTAATTTATTATAGCCTGCAGTAAATCTTAACGGGAACCCAGGAACCCCTTTGGGATTACCCTCAGGGTCTACGCTTTTTAGAGTTTCAGCTAAATCAATAGTCCATAGCCCCACTTTAAATAGTCCCCCGTACATATTAGCATACCCTAAATCTCCTGATGAAATTGTACATACGTACATAACCTCTCCTGTAGAAGAGAAGTCTCCTAGATGGGATGCTGATACCACTAAACCAGAGACAGGATCATTTTTAGTATACGCATCTCCATGTAATCCATATAATGCTTTTACATATCCATTTCTATCCATAGATCTAATTCCAGAGGAGTTAAAATAATGACCTGTAGTGCTGGTGGGGTAACTACCACTTACATAGATATTATCTTGTGGAGTTAATAGGTTAGAAATACTAGAAACTATAGCAAAGTCCGCTTGTTTGGTAGGAGGCCAACACCCCAAAAATAAGTCTCCTCCTAAACCCCCTTCTGCGTCTGTAGGATTTAACCCTTCAACTTTATTAAATTCAGTAGCAACCGCACTCTCCTCTAACTGCCACCCATAGAAATAAATAGCGGCTGGATCGTCCGATAGCAACTTATGAGTCCCAAGCGTAGCTCGCACATTTAAATCATCTACCAATACAGTACTAACGCTTACCGTGCCTAAATTTTCTAAGCGACACTCTAATCTATACCAACCTCCTGAACCATCCACACCTGCGCTAGGGGTGATATGTCCTGTGGCTCCGTTGAGAGTATTTACTATCACAGGGTCTGATATAGTGCTAGTATCTACTCCTGAAAAAGAATATGTTACTGAATGACTTACTGTGTTTGCTGTTCTGTCGCTAATATTAAGAGTTAAACTTGATGCAGGATTTACATCAGGAAGTTTAGCGTAAAGACTGAAAGTATGATCTAGATTAGGATGAAAATAGGTTTTTTGCAGGGGATTCTCTTGCCTAAGGACAGCAACCCCAACTCCCGTCCCACTAACCAAAATCGCAGAGGTATTTGAAAAGGGGCCTGTAGTTTCATCCAAAAGGGTGATTTTTGCAACCCCTGTGCTAGAGGTCCACACCGTTTGGTTCGCCATGTCAGGCCCAGAACCAGCGTTGGGATCGCTGTTGGGGTTCTCTGTGTAAGATAATAAGTTGGGATTAGTATTACTTTGAACCCTATTCAAATTGTGCCCGACAGAATGAGACCGTCCCTGCATTAACTTATCCCCCATTGAATGGTACTGTCCTGATACCAAATCAATACCGCAACGAGTGTTAGGTTCTAATTGAGTGTCGTTAACATTAGGAGTGGCCCCAGGATCTCGCTTAGGATCATAAGAATGTAGAGTAGAATCTATGTTTTCATCAATAAGAGATACGGCTCTAATTACTTTATCCGCTTTTACAAGATTAATATAAGATTCGTACTCCCCCACCCCAACATAAGAGGAAAGATCAAAAGGATAGAAGTGAGTATTATTTCTATACGCCTCTGAAGATTTCCCAAAAGAAATAGCTTGAACAGTAAAGTTTGAAGAATCAGTGAGAGAAGATCCTTGGAAGGGGAGGGCTGAAGCGACTCCTGAAGGAGTAGTTAAAATATCGCATATAGCTTGGCCTCCTCCATTAACAATAAGGTTATTCTCCTCGTACAATAATTCTTGTCGAGGAGTACCAAAAGCTCTATAAATTTCTACTGTTCCAATCATTTAATTATTTACATCCAGTATTGTATAATTTCCAAAGTCTTCGTTTGTCCCGTCCAAGGATACTAAATGATTATCGGGATTAATTCTATATGTTAATCTGCTCCCTCCACTCAAGTCATGAATAGCAGCCGCATCACTGCCAACTCTAGTGTTTAGAGCAGGACCAGCACACTGCTTTCCTAACTTATTAAAGTACTGGAAAAGATGTATAAGTTCTCTAGGTTCTAATAAAATCTTCCCCACCACTGATTTTAAAATATTCGTACCCTCTTGTGTTCCCGACACGGTAAGCCTCCGACCAAACTCACTAGATTCTTCATCTCCATATTTTTCCCTAATCAAATACTGGTCAGGGCTAAGAGTAATATCCCCATTATATAAATTCCCGCTACTATCAAACAATTGAACTTTACTAAAAAGCTTAGATGCAAAAAGAGTATTATTTGCAACGTCTTGGGCTACAGTTAACTTTGAAAGTCCTGAGGCTTCTTTGTTATACATATAAAGCTCATCATCTTTGTTGTATACTTCTTTAGGAAATAACGTTTCCTCCTCCAAAATATTATTAATACTATTATAAACCATAGTATTAGCCGTTGCATACGTATCTTGCCACGCTCCCCAATGGCCCCCATTAACTCTAGAAATGGCATAAACCACTTGAGGATATCGAGTAAAACTTAATCCACTAGCTTCAGCATGAAAAGATGGCCCCCAAGTCCATAGCCTACAAGGGTAGTATTCATAGCTTAAGTTGGCAGGCGGGTGTCCAGTTGAAAACGCCTCATCCCAATAATCATTATATGCCTGTAGAGAACATCGCAACCCTAAATTAGTTTTATCAGTAGAATCTAACTCCTGGCTGTCATAAGGAATAGTAACTTCCATTCTATACCACATTAAATTATCACCTCCAGTAGTAGGGTATCCTCCTAAAGGATTAACTGCACTAACCGTTATACGAGCAGCAGCGCCCCCTGTTAAAGTGTGCCCGTTAGTTTGAATAGAACTAGCCACAAAGGGGTCAGTAGTAGTCCCATCTCTAGGAAGGCGTAAGGTAAGCCTAGTATAACTTTCAGCAGATCCTATAGGGGCAATTGTCAAAATAGCAGAAGTAGCGAATCCAATTCTATCTGCGTAATTAGAGATATATGATCCAGGAGAAGCCACATGCATAGCGAAGGTATATTCTTTACCATGAATTAATCTATCCCTTTTGATATCTCTATAAACCGATAGTGGTGGGAACGTAATAGCATGACCCTCATCAACCCAAATACTAGACGTTTCCCAAACGAAGGGGTCGCTCGTTGGATCCTTATCCAAGGGAATATTAATTAAATTTTTAAACGCTGTAGATGAAGTTACATATCCTAAAGGGTCTATGATTGTGGGAAGAAGAGGATCCACCGCACTCCAAACACCACTATCCCCCCTCCGTCTAGAAGTAAAGTCTACTTCTTGAGTCGCACCTACCGAAACTACCCCAGGAACCCCGTTCAAGATTTCACTAGGAATAAATTCTTCACTAGGAATTCTTCCAAAGGGGTTAGCAACAGCTTTAGTTCCCTTATTTTGTTCGCTATAAGAATGACCAGATCGTGCTACACCCAACAAAGGTCTTATAGGGACTATTGTAGAACCGATTGGGCCACCAAGATGCCACCAACTAACTCCCCCATCACTACCATATACTCCTGGCCCAAGCTCATTAGGAGCAAAGCCAATAACCCTCTCCCCTACAGTAATATATTCGCTCCAATCATTAACAGCCAAAAACCCTTTTCGATCATCCCAATACCGTTTAAGTATTTCAGTCTTAGCGGCAAAAGTAAGATTATCCTCGCCAACAACGGCGGCGGTAGTCTCCGAATTAGTAAATCCTGTAGGAGTAGTTGTCCATGTAACATTTACTAATCCTGTAAAAGGTATTCTTCCCCAAGGAGCATCATCTGTCCCCCATAAAGACTTAGTTGATCCAGCCAAAGGGTAATTAAGCAAAAACTGTTTTTTAAGAAGCTGTGAAGAATTAGCAATTGCCCAGGGTTGGAATAGCGTAGCGTCTTGAGGAAGGTCATTCCATACAGAAGTGTTTCCTGTTTGCCATAGGCGAGGATTAATGGTAAATATATCCGCAGTAGCCTCATCATTCCACGAACCAACAATAACAGGTTGGAAATCTAATGTATCTCCTTTAGAGGTATAGAAAGTGGTCCTATCTACCGTATCTAATTTACGATTAAGATTTACTATATTTCCGCTATAAGGAATACACGCTGCCTCATTAAGAGTAGTATCAACTACATTAATTTTATCGAATAATGCAAACTGTTTATCAGAGTTAGTAGGAAGAGGGAAAACCTCTATAAAATAATTTTGTGTCTTCGCACTCTGACTAATGAATGCTCTATGTAATTGAACAGACCGCCCATTATAAACTTCTGCGGCGGCTCCTGTTTGACGATAAGTAGCATATTCAATAGGAAGTTTAGTTATCATGTTTCTCGTATGGAACCTAAATTTCCCTTGCTTGAAAGTATTTTTATTTACCCGTGATAATAAGTTACCCACGGACAGTTGGGGGCAATCATTAGGAATACTAACAGTAGAAGTATCCCCCCCAGAAAATATATGTGTGTAGTTATTGATAAGAGTATCAATACTGGTGTAACCGTTAGTTACATCATTAACATTAACCATTTTCCACTCTTGTTGTGGAGTCCATACAAAGAACACGTAACCTCCCCCTCTAACGGGCTCTACTTTTGTTCGGAGAATAACTCCAATCCCCCCACCCCCAAAAGATCTCTCTTCTTGATTCCCTATAAGATAATCTACTGAAAGCTCAAAATCATGTTCAGGAATTAAAATATTCTTCAGATCCTCACTTCCACGTAAATCAATAGAAAATCTAGGCAGTCCATGAGATTTTTTCTTCAGCATCAAACACTTATTATTAATAAGATAATTATCATCGCTAGGCACGGTGGATTTAACCAAATCTCCTAACTTATAAACTAAAAATTCATTAGCAGGAGTGCCGTAGAGAGAGGAACTATCAATAAAGTTTACACCACTTAAAACAAACTGAGTTCTATACTCAGGAAATCCAAAATAAGGAGATTCGCTGTGAATGGCGGAAGCAAAGTAGGGGGCTACACCAATACTGGTGTAATTAGCTCCACTCAAAGCGAGATTTAATGCAAAGGGGTCCGCGAAAGTTCTATTAACAAGATTGGAACTTGTATTTAAAACCGCACTTCCATCATAGTAAAAATCAGCATTTCTATAAATAGGCCCGTAAACATGAGACAATATATTAGCACCTCCATGTTTATGTTTTTGTACTAAATTCTCAGGGAGAGAGCTAAAGGAAACAGAAGTTCCAAAGAACTTATTATAATCGTTATAGACGGACTGCACTCCTCCCGACGAATCTACACTTGCTCTTCTCCTGTCTAGAATAGGACCTTGATATTTGTTCTCACTCAAATCGTCCATTCGATTGGCTAAAGAATCAGTAAAATTAAGCCATGCAGCCGAAGTAGTTAATAAGGATTCATTATACTTATAAGTAGCATTAGCTAACGCCTTCTTCTTCTTCTCTTCTAAATTAAAAAATAGTATAATCTCAGGAGGGGTTATATTTCTTCTTACATAAGAATCACAAGAAGAGAAGGTAATTCCAGTATTCCCTCTAACTAAGAAAGCCGAGCTAACAGGAACCCCAAAATATGTTCGGTTTGAACCACTGGTATTACAGTCCTTGGAATAAACGCCCGATAAATTATGGGGACTTCCATCAGCAAAACTAAAGGACGATGGAATAAAACCCAAAGGATAGTAATCTACAATAGAGCTTGCAGCATTGTAGAAACTAGGCATGTTCCAACCAGTCCTATCATACCAACTTTTTTTATTTAAAGTGTTATAGAAATCTCTTCTCCGCACTGTATTCCTACTAATACTTTCGGGAACAATTGATGAAGTATTTACTACAGATCTTACAATATTATTAGAGTATTCAGATCCCTTCCGATGAAAACAGGGAGCAAATTCATGAGATACGGTACTCCGACTATCATCATAACCTGGATGTATATCATATCCTAAAGCGAATCCCGTACCCCTATCATTTACCCCCGATATTTCGGTATTCGACCAAGGACCTGAGACAGGAGGGACATCTGCTATTCCCCAACGAATGCTAGGACACATAAAATCAATACCACTTAAATGCTCTTCTTGAGTTAGGTATAGGCGTGTTCTTGGGATGGCTTTAGCAGGACTAAAATCATCTACAATCCGTAAGGTGTCAACAATTTGTTGGACTGTATACTGCCCTGATACATTTTGGAAAAAGGTACTAGAAAAAGAACCTGCTCCAATAGTTAGGTCAAAAGTAGAGGACTTTCCATTCCACAAACTTAAAGCATCATAGGAAGATGTCTGGTAAGTAGTAAGAATATGATCATGATTGGGGGAGTATTCTTGAGCGGACGTAAAAAAGACATAAGAGTTCCCAAGATAAAGGTCGGTATCGGTAATATCCAAAACAAACTCTGTTACATAATCTACAAAAGAGTTCCTATATTTTAGACTAACACAGAAAGCTCCTAAGCGATTAGCGTAAAAGTTAAGGAGATCAGAGGTGACTCCACAATTTTTATAAAACTTCTCTTCCTCCCAAGGGGGGACTTGAGTTACATGGTTGGGGGTTCGATAATTAAATACAAAATTAGGATCAGCTTTTATAGCAACAGGAATCCCTTCGGGATTCATATATTGATCTTCGAAGCGAGGATCCTTCAGAATATCCCCAAACCACCCCCGACCATTTGCAAGTAAGTTTATTCTAAATGGCTCATTACGATTAATAAAGAGGTGTGGAAATTCTTCTATAGCACTTTTTATAATAGAATCTACCGCTGCTCTAATATTAACATCCATATTAGCAGAATCATAAGAGTCTACACCTAAGGCTTGAGCTACTTCAGGAGTATAATATTCAAAGTTAAATAATGGAGAATCTGTTAAAAGAAGGTAATAAAGGAGGTTCGGAATATAAGACTCATATAATTCAGTAATTATACTACCACTAGTATTAAGTGGATTCTGAACAATGATAGTATCTAAAGCTTCTTCTAACCCCGCTTTAGTTCCTCTCTTTTTATAGAGCCTTACCGCATTAGATAACTGATTTCTCCATGAAACCTCATTTACTCCATATAAATTCCACCCGATAAGACTTGCTAAGTACGGCAGAAAATCTACAGGACAATCTTGAATAGATAAAAGAGTTTCCAGGGACTCTACTTCGTTATCCAGATCACGAAGGAGATAAGAAACTGCTTGAAGGTAACGAGAGAAAGGTCCTGCCGATTCCATAGAAGAGAGCTTTGAATTAGCAGATAAAAACTCCTCAATAGCTCTTTGTACGATGTTATCTTCCCGATCAATATAAAGAGGAGAATAAACAATATCAATAAAGGTATTTAGTTTTTCTAAATTTTGGGTGCCACTAGTAAAAGTTCCTGTAGAAGAAGCAAAAGGAGCAGGAATAAGCCCAGCATTTAAGGTATTGAATCCTGCAGTTGTGTTATAGGTTATATCATCTGGGTAAGCAGGATCAGAAGCTGTATAATCGTAGTAGTTTTTCCATACGTAGGTCTGATAATCTTTTATAGCATCATTTAGTCTATAACTGGTTCCTCCATAAATAGTGTTTACCAATGTGTCTAAAACTAAAGAAGAGGGGTCAAAGATTGGGCCACTAGTATTTAAGAAATATAGCCACCCTAAATTGGTGATGAAATAATCATGAATTCCCGAAAGAGTGCTTCCGTATACTCCTGAATTATCGGCCAATAAAGAAGAAGAGTTTAAAGTAAACTTAGGTAAAAGAGTAGAGCTTACGTAGGCTGCAAAATCACTAGACGAATCATAATTTTTAAGAGCAGTATTTAACTTCGTTAAAATTCTTTTATCAAAATCCTGAGGGCTAAGATTAGTTAAATTATTTTGTTTGATAAAATATCTAGAAAAGCCTTCAGGAGTATCAATAGAACTATAAGATACATTATTAGGGATAGAACTTAAATGCAAAAAGGGAGACTGTCCCCCAATGGGAGAATCATTTGCTGTTGAAATGGAGTTAATACCCACCAAATGGCTGTTGATGACTTGATCAGTATATTTAATTTTCTGACCACCAACTGCTAAATCTTCCTCAAGATAAATGTCTGGAGTAATAATCTTTACTGCATCAACGAAATTAGATTTTGAATACTTTCTTGCCATTTAAATATAAGCTACATTAATTGTTAGGTTATTTAACTGAATTACTTCATTGAATTCTGGGGTGATAGTGTCTTTCACATTATCAATAGTAGAGTAACGTACTTTATTAATATTAAAGAGATTTCTATTTAACTCTTCAGGAATAAAAGAGTTACCAAAACCTAAACGATCATAAGCAAAAAATCCTTGAATAGTTTGTGTGGCTTCGGCCTTAATAGTTTCCTCGTAATCAATTAAAGAAAGATCTACATACACAGTAACTAAAATATCGAGAGTTCTAACAAGACCATCTACTATAACAAGTTCATCCGTAAGCATTTTCTTTTGTTCCATAGCTTCCAATAGATGAGCCTTATAATCTAAAGTAGCTTTTTGTAATTGAAGATTGGTCGCTTTCTGAAGAACAAACACATCAATTATATTTGCCGAAGAAAATGCTTTTCTCGTAGACGCTGTTCCAATAGCACTCCCGCCAGTAGGGCTTCTAAAACGAGCAACGAATGATGTATAATCTCCTAACGTGACTAGTCTATCTTGTTGCTTAAAGACTAATGGCCCCGAAAGCTTTGCTTGGTCTACAGTTTCAGCATCAACCCCTCCAGTAGCAACACTAGTACTTTGAACAACGCCGGGACTCCAGACCGTTTCAATAGGAGAAGTAATAGTAGTACTTAATAAATTTCCTCTACTTCCCCCACCTACACGATATAGGACTCTATAACTTGAAGAGTTAGGAGGGGAAGCTCCCACTTTTCCATCTCCAAATCTTAGGAAAGCATTATAAGAATTATCATATATGGCCTCAAAAATTTGATCACTAGCCCCTGAAGCAGAAAAAATATTGTCTACTTGGTAATACGTTCCTGATAAAGGCTCAATAGAGTTAACAAAAACCTGTACGCTATTCTCAATGACTGGTCCTTGAGTTAAGTTAATTGTTTTAAATATCTCCGTATCATCAAACGTACCACTCTCCTCTACTAACGAACCTTCTAACAAGGCTAGGTTAGTCCACACAGTACTGGCATCATTAGAAACTTCACTAGGGAGTAACTCTATGTCGGTGGAATTTGTATTAAGAGAGGTTATCTTACCACTCCGTACTTTGTACAGAGTATAGGTCAATGCTCCTCCATCTAAAGGAGAGGTAACTACATAGCTTCTTTGCTGTGCGGGGATAACAATCTCCGAAGGGCCATCGTCTGGATCTCCTTCCGGGACTATAGGAATAGTTAAAGTGAGTTGAGCAGTTGCCCCCGCAGAAGTAGGACCCTTCATCCTAATACCAATAAGCTCTAATAACTTTTTAACATTCCTCCTCGTTCTTGCAGTAGGTAAAAAGTTTTCATTAGCTAACGCATCGGCTTTAAAAGAAAGCACCGATCCCATATAAGCTACTAGCTCAGTGAACATCATCCCAAAATCAGACTCAGCAATGTTTTGATAATCATCCGTGTACGCCGCTCTAATATAAGCGATCAAAGACTCACGCAAGCTACCGAAGTCGGTAGACGCATAATTAATTAAGGCTTTTTTCTGTGTATCGCTAAGAGTAGAGGGCAAAAGTTTCTGAAAATCCGATTTCGCAGAAATAAACGGAATGTCCTTAGGTAAGTT